GCAGTTTGGCGACTTTTGCTACCTAGCTATATGTAAAGATGTTCCTTATCCTTTAAACTTTACTTCCACTGACATGGAAACAAAGACATTTGATGAGGCATTCATGCAGGTTCAATGGCCTATTCCATATTGGACAGATGGCGGTTGGCCGTTTTCACGGTTACACTTCCACAACAAGCCAAAGGAAGTATGGCCAATCTCTTTAATCAAGCCAGCAATCGGTGAGCTCCGATTTGTTAATTGGTGTATGTCATTCTTAGCAGACAAGGTTGCAGCATCTAGCACAACATATGTGGCTATTGCTAAAGCAGCTGGAGCTGAGATACAAGACCAAGTCAAATCAGGGCTAGGACCATACACTCATATTGAATTGAGTGATTTGTTTGGTAAGAGCATTAAGGACGTAATCACGTTTCTCGATGCCCCTCAATTCAATGTAGACATTTGGAACATGGTAGCACAGGTTCTAGAGCTAATTGATAAACGGACTGGACTCACAGAATTAATGTATGGTCTATCAGGCCCTACACAAATTAGGAGTGCATCCGAGGCAGAGATTCGGAATCAGAATGTTTCCATACGTCCCGACGACATGAGCAGCCAAGTCGAGGATTGGTTAAGCGAATGCCTGATGAAGGAGATGGAAGCCGCTGAATGGGCTCTCACAGCAGACGATGTCGGTCCTGTCCTCGGTAGCACCGCTTCTATTATTTGGACGAAGCAAATCAAAACACAGCGATTCGAGAGAGTTGTCCGTGACTTTGACTATCGTGTAGAAGCTGGCTCAGCACGTAAGCCTAACAAGGTTAACCGTGTACGGCAGCTTAATGAGTTTGCTCAGATTGCTATGCCTCAGTTGCAGCAGTTTGCAGGTATGGGCATTACAGGACCGTACAATGCTTTGATTGAAGACTGGGCAAAGGCAAATGACCTAGATCCGGCTAGATATATAATTGATATTGAGAAGGAAAAAGCTAAGAAGCAGCCCGATGAAGGTCAACAACAGCAACAGCAACAACAGCAACAGCAGATGCAGCAGCAACAAGCTCAACAGCAGGCTCAACAGCAGGCTCAGCAACAGGCTCAGCAGTTTGAGATGCAGCTTAAGCAGTTGGACATGCAGGGCAAACAGATGGATCTCCAAGGTAAGCAGGTGGATATCCAGTCTAAACGAGAACTGCTGGAGATAGACAAGCAGAAGAAACAAATGGAATTGGAATTCATGCGAGCTAAAAATCAGGAGCAATAATGTCTTACGAGTTATATAAAAAACAATGTGAACTAGCAGGCCCCACACGATTAGCATTCTATGAGGATCTAATTGTAAAAGGGAATAACCCTGGATTTGCAGCCATGTTAGCATTGCAGTCTCCAGCAGGAACCAAGGGTACGGAGCGTGCTTTCTTGGAAGGTATGCATGACTGGGCAGGTGACATGAACCCAGGTAACCGAGATCTGTTGTTTGAAAAAGCACACAAGGCTGGCGTTAGCACACAGGGCAAGAAGTATATCGGTGGATTAGGTAAGCCCGATGATCAAATGGCATGGGTGGCCACGATGGATGACGTTAAGGCTGTGTGTAAAGAAAAAGGATTTAGCTCTGAAGGGGCAGTGAACTACACAGCACCAGAACAAAAGTTTAAAAAGAAACGAATGGCAGAGGACGTGGTTGGCAGATTTATGCAGGAGGCGGTTGCCAAAGACCCAGCTATTCAGCATAACAAAAAGGCCATGAAGGAACTCCGAGCTAAGGTTGTTAAGAAACATTCCAAGGAGAATCTCAAATGAGGATGCCAGAAAACTTCCCACAAATGGAATATCCCTTCGGGGGTTTGAGTACGGACATAGCAAAGAATTTGGCCATGTCACCAGAGGATGCTCGCAAAGAGATTATTGGCCATCCTGGCGGATATAGTGCTGCGGAATTCAGAAGTGCTCAGCGTGCCGAAAACGCTATACGTAAACACAACAGACGAAATCAAGAGCTACCACAACATAACATAAGTAAGGAAAGGGTTTAACATGTCAATGGGAATGGAAGGAATGGGGCCTCCACAAGGGCCACCGCAGGGACCTCCACAAGGTGGAATGCCACCAATGGGCGGACCACCACAGGGTATGCCCCAACCAGGTATGCCACCACAGGGCATGCCACAGCCAGGCGGACCTAACCCAGAAGAGGTCATGGAAAAAATGACTACGCTTCGTACAATTTTGGAAAAGCAGAAAGAGCAAATAGATAGTTTGACTAAAGGTTCTGCCTCGGAATCTGCTCAGATGGCAATGATGCCGCCAATGGGTGGACCTACCGGTCAGCCGCTACCACCTCCTCCATCAATGCCTCCAATGGGCGGAATGCCCGGAATGCCTCCGATGGGACCACAAGGCCCGCCAATGGGTGGACCACCAATGCCTCCGATGGGCCAATAGCTTAGGATAAAACAATGGCAGTAGATGATGGCGTATTAACGTACCACGATTTATTAGATTACATTACAGCTCTGACTGATGGTGGAGCTCGTACTAAAGATATGCGATTATATCGAGAAGCAATTCTTGGTGCGTATCGAGATGTGTCTATGGCCGCAGAGTGGGATTACTTTACGACAGAGGGTCGTGTTAATCTGGATGCTGCATACACAACTGGAACAATTGTCTACGACCATACGGGCGGAGCTAATGAACGCCAGATAACATTGACTGCGGGTACTTGGCCTTCGTGGGCTGGTAAGGGACGTATACGTTTTGGTGACGTTGTATATCCAATAGATACTCGTGTATCTGATACCATTATCACGCTGGGGACTGACTTTAATCCTGGAGCTGATGTTGCATCAACAAGCTATAGCTCGTATCGTTCTGTTTACCCTCTTCCTTCTGATCTATGGCGCATTTTCGATGTGGCTGTTGAAAAAACATCATGGATAACCTATTACATTACCCCGACGGAATGGTTGCAGCGAGATAGATTTCTTGACTATTCAGGTCAGACGTGGGCATGGACTATCATGCGTGACCCAGATGCAGACAACCGCTGGGCATTATGGGTAGACCCACATCCAACCACAGCTGAACCATTAGGTTTCATCTATCGACGACGGCCACGAACATTACGATGGGCTGGAACAGAGACCGCAGCACGGACGTATACCATTACGGGATCTAGTGGTGCCACGACTGTGACTACAAACAATGCATTGCCATCTTCTATGGTTGGTACTGTGCTTCGTTTACCGACAGGAACAGATCATCCAACTGGTCTAGGTGGAAATGAACCGTTCAATGAGCAGTTCAAGATAATGTCGATATCTAGTACGACGGTTACAATCGACAGTGCATTGACCACCGCATACTCGGCAGGAACAAAGTGTGTCATATCTGATCCAGTAGATATGAATGATACTATGTTAGAAGCACTCAAGGCACAGTTGGAATATCGCTTAAGCCGAATGGCTAATGACCCACAGGGAACAGTAATGGCTCAGCAGTTGGCCATGGGTGAATTGCGTAAGGCATTGGAAGCAGAGTCACGTCACATGTCTAGCCAATCCAACACGTCTTCTCGATACAATTATTTGTTTAGACATTTGGATGGTGCCATAGGAACGAGTAGTTAAATGCCAGATATAAGAGATTTCTTAGGCCAAATATCAGACGGGGATTCTAGCGATGTACCGCATGGTGGAGCGGTAACACAGACCAATGTCAGCACAACATTCAATGGCAAACTAAAAATACGTGGTGGCATACAACCCGCATCTTTCGATGCTACTTCAACTATCTCAGCTAGTGCATACCATACATTTCAGCGTATGTCTTTTGTGAAGACTAGGTTTGGCGACTTAATAGGTGTCAATGGAATAGATAGAGGATTTCGCTGGGACGGAATTACGGCTGCCGTAGAAGACCTGGGTCTCACCGCACCTGCTGCTGCTCCTACAATTGTTGCTGCTGCTCCTACAGGCGGAGTTAAGGGGAACTCCATTACGGGTGTCGCAACTAATGGCGGCAAGTACAGAATCACTTCTGGCAACTCTTTGTCTAATGGTGATAAGGTTCGAATTGGAAATGTGGTTGGCATTGGTGCAATGTCTAATGACCTAAACGGGTCGGTGTTTACTGTAGAGAGTGTGTCCAGCACAGTGTTTACTTTGGTAGGAACATCGTTTGATGGTGCCTATGGATCGGGTGGTACATGGTCAGCAGAGGGATATGGAGCAACGGCTGGTGTATACACATTCGGATATCGCTATCTCGATAACACAGCAACGGGGATACCAAGTAGTCTTACAACTGTGAGAACGGTGACCGCAAATGAAAACGATTTCTTTGCATGGTCTTCCTTGTCTACAACGACAGAAGCTAGGGCACAGCATAAGTTCCAGTTATTCCGTAGTACGGCTGGTGTAACAAATGCAATGTACAGAGTTGCAACGAGCGCATATGGCGGAAGCGTTACTTTTAGTGACGAAGTTGATGACGCTGTTCTTAACAGCAGCGGTGTAGATGATGTCCTGTTGATATTGAGTAATCCTCCAGCGGACAATACTCTAGTAGCACGACGCTTTAATCCACCTCCGAATGATAGGCCGATTGTTGTTCAGTTACAAAATAGATACTTCTATGTTGGGTCGGTGCAATATAATCGAGGTACGGTGGCCACCAACGGGTCAACCACGCTAACTGGAACTGGAACTGACTGGGTAGACACTATGATTGGACGCTATGTCTACATTGATGGAGAGGTAGCCCCAATCCAGATAACAGCAGTGGCTAGTGGGACAAGCCTGACTCTAGAAACAGCCGCTGCAACAACAGCCAGTAGCAAAACTTATACGATACGTATAGAAGCTAGCAAGCGACGACAGGTAATGTTCAGTGAACCGGACGAACCTGAGAGCGTACCAACGGTCAACGTGTTCACAATACAGGAGTCAACCGGAGACAATGACGATATTATTGGTGCTATGCCGCTTAATAACACGCTGTTTTTCCTAGGCAAGAGAAGCAAGTATGCGTTCAACTACTCAGTCAAACCTACGATAGACGGCTCTGTGCGCTACGTAGAGGACAGGGGAGCGTTTAATCACTATTGTTGGGCATTACACGAGAACGTGGCTTACATGATGGATGACAGCGGTCCATACGCATTCAGTGGTTCTTCACAGCCAATCGGTGAAAAGATACATGATTTATTCCGCAAGGATGGGGATGGGGACAAGATAGACTTTACGAAGTCAGATAAGTTTCATGTCGCTGTTGATAGAGCTAAGACGAGGGTGTACTACTTTGTGTCGTTTATAGGCGATGCCGAGACGATACCAACACGAGCCTTGGTATATAACTTACGCCGTCAGACTTGGGACATCTATCATTATCCCCAAAAGATAAGCTCAACGTCCGTTATTCAGATAAATGGTGAGAGTCGCTTAGCATTGGGGGCAGAGAATTCAAGTGTTCATTTGGCGGATAGCGGGACAACTGACATTGTTACCTCTGAGACAACAGGAACAGCTAGCAGTAGCAGTAGCACTACCCTTGTGGATTCTGCCGCCGCCTTTGGTGGCAGTGTCGTTGGGGCTTCTGTTTATATTTACGAAGGAACTGGTAAGGGTCAGCGGAGAACGATTACGGCGAGAACGGCAACACGATTGACAGTAGCAGCGTGGACAACAAACCCAGATACAACTAGCAAGTATGTTGTGGGAGCGGTTGTTTGGAGTTGGAAGTCTAATGCGTTTGGGTTACCAATCCTTGAAGGCCGTTCTAAACGTGAGATTTCAATGAAGTTCAAGCCAACGACAGGGGATAGTCGGATAGATGTTCGTTTCTATTACAACAACAGTACTACCCCGATCACTAATGGGATGTCACAGAAGCTGGGAGATGCTGTTGAGGTACAAGAAAGTAATCAAGAGGATGCAGTTATCTTCCTTCAGGCTACCCGTAATGATCTAGAGAATGCATCTGGACATGAGAAGTTCAGGTTTGACGGGCAGTATAACAGCATGTCCCACGGCGACCATCGAGTGTCCGTTGAGTTGCGGGGGTTTGCAGGGGATGATGCACAGCAAATACAGAGCATAAGCATCGAGGGCGTTGAATAGTGTATTCAAAACATGCATCACAGTTTGATAGATTGTTGGTTGCTGGAATGTCCTCTGAACAGGTAAGGGTATTTCGGGATATCTTCTGTAATCCGAATATAGAATTGCACCACGAGGGAAGTGTTAACCTCACTGGATACGTTACCACAGCACAGGCTCAGTCTGGACGATGGGCAGTAGCTCAAAGCAATTGGGACTATAATCCTGAAAGTACCACATACCCTAGCAATGGCGGCTTAATGGCAACAGTCATGTGCAAAGAATCAGATGACTACTTAGGCAATGGCACCACGGGCCGTAGTGATATAATCATATACTTACCTGCGGGCGTAGGCGAAGATCCAAACATATCTAGTGGAGATGTAATCCTATTTTTTGAGACATTAGATGGTCTCAAGGTGGCAACAGGGTATGGGGATTTCCGAGTTGGTGCTATACGAATAGATGCGAATGCAGACAAGGGAACTGGTGGCTGGGCAGTTATGAATGGTACTGAGAACTCCGTAGCAAATGGTGGTTCCGGTGTAGACCTTAGAGACAAGTTTCTGCGACAATGGAAAACGACCACAGAATCTGGCAATACCGGCGGAGGAGAGACCGGAGCGTTGGATTTGGAAGTGGTTGTTAGCGATAATAACCACGCTCATACACATCCACTTGACGTCGGTAATATACAGCCAGGAACAGGTTCACCTATACCAATA